CACCAGCATCCCTTTGCCCTCAAGGTAGCGGATGTCCTTGATGGACATGATCTTGAGGAGCTTGAGTCGGGTTAGGTTCTTAATGCGGGCAAGGGACCCGAGGAAGATAACAACTGCCTCCGTCCTCAAGTGCAAGTTAGATGGCCCCTCAGACTCCTCAGGCACCTGGTAGCGCCCCCATCTCGGCAAGGTAGTCCATGAGGTACCCCTTCAGCTCCAAGCGGCTCATACGCTCTGCTAGGCTGTCTATGGGGTAACCGGGGAAGATCTCCTGGTACACTTCATTGATGATTGCCGGGTCCATGATGGGCAGCAGCTCAATGAGCCGGTAGAGCCCGTCTTGGGAGTCCAGGTCGAAGTTGTACATGCTCTTGGCGATGATGGACCGCTCGGAAACGGGTTGCTCCACGCCAAGGTTGAGGAGGTCGCGGCTGACGTCGTCGTCGAACCATTTTTCAAGATGTGAGAAGTTAGTCATTTTTGGGCTTTCAAGATTAGGGTTAGCGCGCAAACCACAGCCTCTCGGGCAGAGTTGATCTCCGTTGGGTCAACATCGTGCTCGTTAAAAGTAGCCACTTCTGCGTGGGAGCAGAGGTCTGCGTACTCCTCCACTAGCTCCATCAGCTCTTTTACGGTAGGGTCAGTCATCGTCTGATTTGTCCACTGGGTAGCAACTGATGTAGCCGTTGTTGTACCGCTGAGGTAGGGCTTCTAGGAATCGGATGCCTGAGAGGATAGTGACCCCATTGATGCCCTCATCCTGAAGCGAGTCATGGAAACGAGGGTTGTCGCATGCAACCCGCTTTCCGTCCCACCAGACCCGGATAGTCTTGTCATGCCCTGAGTTGAACTTGATCTCGTACTCGTGCTCACGGTTTGCCATAGCGCTTATGATAGCCCGTACTTGTTCTTTGTCAACAAGGAGTTCTTGATGTATAGGGACTTTTTCATACGTCTAGGCACTGCTCCGGCCGTGCCGCCCCCGGTGCTGGCGGCGCCGTATGAGTCCTCCTCCTCGTCCCCGACTGGGGGTGAGTTACGTGAGGGGACGTTGTCCGACAGAAATTCGTTCCGATGTGCGATCATCTCTTCCCTCGTAGGGTAGATTTTAGTTGAGTTAATCTGCTTGGCGTATTCCCTGTGCGCTCCCGAGAGACGGTAAGCGGCCGGGCTCTTCATCGCCTCAAACGATGCCGGCATGAAGACGCCTATGTCAGCCAACTTCTCCGCTTCAGCTTGGTACGGAGAGTTGTCACTGTGTGCGTGGGCAGAGATCCACCCCTTAGAAAATGAGTCAAACAGCTGCGAAGGAAGCTCTCCGCGCTCCTGAGCGCGCTCGAACTCCCCCTTTTCCCAGTCGGAGTTCCTCCGAATATAAGCCTCCATGGAGGCATTGTCTCCTTCAATATCCCTGCCTGGGCCCTCGTAGCCTTCCCGGTCTGGAAAAGGAGAAGCACTTTCTTTCTCCTGCGCCTCCCGTTGCTCCTTGCGATTCTTGAGCCACTCGCCCATGTGAAGCTCGTCTCGCGACACCACCTGCCCGTCGGGGGCCGCCATGGAGCTTCGGAACTTGCTTGGGTCGATGTGCCCTTCTGTTTTTTGCAAGTGCATGACGTATTGCATGCGAAGAAATGTTTGCCCAGCCTGCCAGTCTGTCATGTCCGGCATCGCACGTTGGAGGTCCCCCAGGGATGTCTTAGAGAACTTGTCCATAAGCGCATCAGGCACCACAACCTTGCGGCCCAGGTTTCTCATACACCTCAGAATGGTGTTCTTATGTCCTACCATACTATTAGCCATTGTGCTCGTGTTGTCGATGAAGCGGACATCGTGCGTGTCTGGGTTGTACATAATGTTGTTGCCGTGCTGATCGTTATGGTTCATGACAATCGCCATAACGCTTCCCTCGCACAGTTTCTCAATTAGTGCAGCTTGCATACTGGGGGGAGTGCACTTGATCGCGTGGTCCACGATATTGCCTTTCTTCGCCTCATCCGAACCCTCGGAAGAAAACCACGCCTTTGCGCTGTGGAAGCCGTCCTGCCACTCCTGCATTGAGTGTTCTTTGCCGTCAACCCACCTGGTCACAGTAGGAGGAACATGAGAGGTTAGGCCAAGGGCCATATGCAAGCCGTAGGCAGACTTTTCCGCTTTTGGTCCTTGGCCTAGGGGAGTTGTGTACACTCCATCCCCGACTGCGGTCCCCGCCGCTATATTGTCCTTAGTGAACTCGGGCTTCATGAGTGAGTGCCCTCCACCCGCATGAGCGGCTTTGAACGTGTCTTGAATACCCTTTTGCTCTACGCCTAAAGGATTCTTCGACACGATGGCACTGTTGGCCAAGTGGTTTAGTGTCTCGTGGTGTGGGTGGCTCTCCTTGTCATAAGCCTCCGCGGCCATCTTGGCCTGTGCTTCGTCCTGCCCGGCCTGCGCTTCGCCCTCAGGGGTAGTGGGAGCCTTGCCTGCGGCCTTTGCTGCTTGGTGCTTTTTTACAGCTTCACCCCCGGCCTTATGCGTCAGCGCGCCTCCTTCGGGCCCCCCGTTATCTTGGCAGTCCTGGCCTCCCCCAAAGATACAGTCCACCATGTTCTCTTTGGGGCCCCCTGCGGAGTCATCCCCTCCTTCGGGGGAGGGGCTCTTAGGCTGCTGCGTAGCCTGTTGAGGGGCGGCAATCCCAGGGATTGCCGCGGGGGCAGCAACTGCGGTATCGGCGGTCCCGGAGATTGAGGTATCGGCGGTCCCGAACGCCTTGCGGATATCCAGGGCTACAAGCTTACCGGAAACCCAGCCCATTCCAGGAGGCACAGGAACCACATTTCCCGTACAGTTTGGGTGGGCAGGAGGAAGTACCGTCTTCCAATGGATGTGAATGCCATCCTTCTTCTTGTGGGACACACTCCCGTCGGCGTTGGTGCCTTCAGCGATCAAGTCCTTGAGTACAAATACTTTAGGATTCCCGTCTGCGTCACGGTAGTGCTTGGCGCAATCGGGGCAATGCCCAGGGTCACAGACTATGGATACTTTAGTGTTAGCACCGTCCAAGTGCTTGAGTGGGCCTACCTTGTTCACGATGGCTTGGACACCTCCCGCAACCTTGGCCCTGTGAAGCTCCGTGCGGGATATCTTCTTCCAGCGGGGGGTTAGTACCACTCCGAGCCGCTTGGTCATATCGACCGCAAGCTTCTCGTAGTTCTTCTTGTACAGCACTGCGAGGGCCACTTCGTCCTGGATGGCCCCTTGGACGGTGGCTTGAGTTAGCACCTTAGCGTTAGCAACCTGGATGCCAGTGAACAGGCCGTCGGCGATGTCAGCCTCAAGTCCTCGGATGTGCTGAGCGGCATTCTGACGAGCGTCCGCAATAGCCAACCGCTCCAAAGGAGTCATCTCCTTGGAGGCCCTCATAAGCTCCTTGAGGTCTACCGCTGCCCACTCCTTCTTCTTCATGAGGAGCTTGAGGCGCCCAAGCAAGAAAGACCTCTCGGTAAGAGAGATCTCTCGGTCGGGTAGTGCCTTCAACTCTACGACCGCAGTGAGGTCCTCTTTCGAGAGGATCTCAGGGCCTAAGAGGGCAGCGAGGAACCAGTTGAAGCGTACTCGGAGTCGACCCCTAAGTCGGGCTAGTGCATCAGTCGAAAGCAAGGTGAGTACACCTTACTTTGCTTTGCCCAATGATGCAAGAAGCGCGTTGGAAGTCTCAGCTAGCTTGCCCCGGATGGCCTTCGAGGCCTCATTGGACTTAGCAACCGCTTCAATCGCGGGACTTGTGGAGAGGAAGGCCTTCACGACCGCCTCGGCGTCTTCAATGGTACGCTCTTTTTGCTTGGGGAGGGCCTTGGCGACCTGCTCCTTCACGTCGTGGATGCGGAGGTCCGTGCCCTGCATGGGTGGGTGCAGGGCACTCGCGCCATGGCGGGTCTGTGGGCTGCCGTCAGCTCGCCGCTGGGCGTCCCATCGGTTCGCCGGGGTCTTAGGGGGCTCGTACATCTCGTGCTGGAAAAGCCCGTGGATGTTCATCGGCTTGCGGGATGTCCATTGGTCACTCATAGTAGGTCCTTAAAATCTTGGGTAATGTCGCCGAGGAATTCATCAAAGAGGTCGTCCATGTCACTCATCATCTTGGCCTCGGCTGGGTTCCCTGCCTTGTAGGGCTTTGATCGCTTTTCGGCTACTTTGGTTAGGCCCTTAGCGACCTTTTCCAACTGAGAGGAGGTGAGTGTGGTGCGTACCTTCATCGTGAGTGGTTCGAGGTGCGGTATTCCTCTTCCGCGGAAAGGTGGTCTGCGACTCCGAAGGCAATCTGCATCTGCTCGGCGGCGGAGATGCGAAGGTGCACCCCTCGCATAGAGCTTGCGGTCGCTGGGTCGAGGTAGTGGAAAACACCAGGGAAGATGCACGAGAGCGCACACTCTTCAGCCGCGTTGAGAACCACACCCTCACGGACTCGAACGATGGCCTCCTTCACCTTGGAGACAGCCTCGGGGATGTCAATCTGGCCGTTGCAGTCTCGGCGGAAGAGAACGTTGCCCGAGGCACGGTTCGGCGGCGTGCGGTACATGGGGCCCTTGACCTCTTCGGGGACGGATTCAGTCTGACGGTAGTCCGTCATATCGGTGCGGAGACCGTCCGCTGGGCCACTCTTACGAAGCTCGTCGTTAGCGGAGATGAGGTACACGGGGACTTTAGGTAGGTTATTAGGCATTAGTCAAAATTCCAAACGAAGAGTGGGGTAGTGTTGGGAAGAGACTTCTTCACCTTAGGCTCCTCGGCATCTTCCTTTTTGTTCCCCTTGTCCTTCTTTGAAGACACGAAGAGATTGGAGGCTTCGGATTTTCCAGGGCTCTTCCCCTGCTTTTCCTTGGTCTCAGACTGCTCGGTATCAAGCTTGCTGTCCAAGGGCTCGTCGTCCTTTTTGTTCTGCTGGCCTCTGGAGGCCAGGTACTTGTCTCGGTCGTCGAACGAGGAGAAGTACTTGTAGCGAGGGCTACCGTCCTTCTCGTAGCCGGTCTGGAGGCGGGCGGCGTACTTACCGCCACGGGACTCACCCTGCTCGTTGGTCTGCTTCTTACCTGCATCCAACGGGCTCTTCCCTCCCTTACCTTTAGGAGGCTCACCTTTACACAAGGAATTTGGAAGGAAAAGGGCCATCTTAGGAATCAATCGCAGAGCCGTACTTCGGCTTGTTGGCTTGCAGGTAGGTACACTTCGGGCACTCCCCTAGGCTCTTGTGCATGGTGCCACATCCATCGCAGGACTTGTAGGCGGTGCCAGCGTTGCGGGGGTCCGTAGACCGTGCAGGGCCATTGGCAATCTGATGTGCCCGTACAACCGGGGTTTCCCACGGGAAATAGGCGGGTGGAGACTCGTTGCGGGGAGCCGGCCCACGGAGTTCGCGGGGGACATTCTGGGCAGTGAGGGCCTTTTCAAGGACTTCCTCCTGCTCAGTCGCTAGGCTCTTTGCAACGTCCGTAACCCCATTGAGGAGTTGAATGGCTTCTTTAAGGTTCTTGCTCATTGATTCCTCATCGATTATCACTTCAAGTGTAGCATTTTTGGGAATATCCCACAATGCCTTGATTACTTGTCCGGGATTCTCGTTTAGTTGGGCTATAAAGTCGTCCATAGGAATAGTGCGTACAGTGCCTAATCTCCTATGGTCATCATCGTACATGGCCCAATAGGCCTCTTTGACCTGTTGGGCTGTTTGGAAGTAGACAAAACACTTTTGCTCGTCTAGCTCCACAAAGTCTGGAGGACGCATCTGGTCCACCACAAAGACGTTTGGGGCGTCATAACAAACACCCACATATACGTCTACCTCGTCCCCGTCAGTACCAAGAGTGCCCTCTACATACCCGTAGGCATAGTCTTTCCAGTGACCTCGGCGCTTCTCGCCGGCCTTGGCCTCAATGACAAGTGGAAGGGCTTGGTGCATCTAGGCTTTCCAAACGTCTAGCCAAGTATCGTAGTCGTCCATCTGGATCTCAAGGATTTGAGGAGCTTGGACCATGGATTTGACGAATTGGCTCGCGTAGTCTGGGATGCCTTCATCCTGGTCCTGAGCGCCGTCACCGTCGGCGTCCCCCTGCTCTTGGGACTGGGGGGCACCTTGAGCCTGCTGGGCCTGCTGGTCCATCTGCTGCTTAGCCTGCTCCATTTGCTGGCTAACTTGCATCGCTTGGATGTAGGTGGGGTTGAGGACGTAGTTGCCGTGCTCAACGTCTGGAAGGTCGTCGGCTCGCCGGATCTCGTTGAGAGTCTTGTAGGAAGAAAGCTGCTCTTTGTGGAGTTCAAGCTTCTCCTGCTCGGTAAGCTCGTCAAGCCCAACAAACTCAAAGATGAAGTTGTCATCGATACGAGAGACAATGTTGTCGTTGAAGAACTTGCTGAAGAAGCGGAGGAGGGGTTTGAGCCCCCGGTCCCGTGAGGCCTTGAGCTTCCATTCGCTGGAAGACTCAAAGAGAGGGGTCTGAGATACTCCGCCGCCCAGGTCGAAGTTCAGCTCGGCCGGGTCGCACATGAACACGCCACAGTTGTGTACTGCGAATCTATGCGCTTGGTAGGTATGATCCTCCTCCACCTCAATGTTGTACACGTTACCCGAAAACTCTGTGGTCCATGTTTCACTAACTGGCACAAAGAAGTAAGATTCATCTTCATAAGTCTTAGTTTTGCGGGGACCAGGAAAAGCCGCGGCGCGGCCGCGGAGGACATCTCCCTTAGGGCCTGTGAGCCATTGTGCAAGCTTGTCCG